AGTTATTAATTCAGCTGCTAATTCATCTTCGATAGATTGCTGGAAGTTTAATAGTCCGCTGGCAGATTTATTTACTGTTTCTAGAGAAATACCTAAAGCTTTTGATTTAGCTACACCTTCAGTTAAAGCCTGTGTAGAACCTTTAAACTGTACTAGAGTGTATGCAGAAGATTTTCCTACTGTCTCAAGAACTGCTTTATGATCCATCTGGGTTTTGTACTGTTTCCCTATTTGAGCAGTTGTCTTAACAGCTGTCGTATAGTTACTAGAGGCTTTTTTCCCAAAAGCATCAGCTTGAGCAGCAAATCCAGCAGCTGCTTCTTCAGATAATCCTACGAAAGTATTTAATCTACCAAAAGTTTCCGCAGTATCTTTAGTTACTTTACCTACTGATCCTAACTTATCTTGAATTGCTCCAATAGACTTAAGTTGGTCTGCACTGCTTAATAAGCTATTGAAGGTTGTAAATTCTTGAACCAGCTTAGTAGCTTCTTCTCTAGATAGAGCAAGTCTTTTTTGTACTCCAACTACTGCTTGATCAAATTTATTAAATCCTTTTATTAGTATAGTAGCCAGGCCGGTAAGTACGAATAAGGGATCTGTTAATTTTTCTTTTATTATACTACCAGTTTCACTCAAGACCTTTTTAAAGTTTTGCCAGCGAGTTGGTATTTTACCACCAGCCTCTTGAATAGCTTCAGCTTCTCTTCTAATCTTTTCATAAGCCTCTTTTGCAGCTTCTCCTGCGATTGGTATTTTACCTAGAGTACCTAGTAATGCTCCTGCAATACCTAGGCTTTTTCGTAATTCTTTTTCCTCTGCTCTTTTAGCTTCTACAAGTTTTTCTGATGCGCTTAAGCTTTCTTTAAGTACCTTGTAATCATCAGCGTGGGCACGTAGTATCTCTTCCGCTGATTGGGATAGGTTTCCAGATGCTTTTAATTCTTCAATACGGGCTGACAGCTGATCGTTTGTTAGATCTTTTAGACCTTTCTCTTGAATGATAGTTATAGCCTGCTGTTTTATTCTATCTATAGCTACAGCTTGTTTTTGCTTTTCAACTATAACTTGCTCTTTAGTTAATTTGTATATGTTATCTTGATCATATACTAGTTTTTCTACTGATTTTTTATAATCATTTAATGCTTTCCCTGCATTTTTAGTAGCTCTTTCGATTTTTTGCTCCTCGGTTGTAACGTCTCGGAGTTCATCTAGCATATCCTCTACAACACTTTTAATACTGCTAAAGCTGTCTTTTAGACTGCTTGCTCTACTTTTTGCAGCGTCTATTGCATCAGAGATTTGATCTATGGCATTTAAAACATCCTGAGCTCCTTGAAGTTTAAATTCAATCTTCTTACCAGTAAGATCTTTATAATCCTGTATAAGTTTTTCTAATCTTATTTCTTCTGGACTCTTAGCCATATATTATAAATAGGGAAAGGCGTTAGTTTTAACGCCTATCCATTATACCCGATTTTTTTACCTTTCATAAATTCTGGCACTTCTACCTGCCCGGTCTTAATCTTTTTAGCCAATCCTTCCGGATCGTCATCACGTTTATTCTGTTCTTCGTAATATTGTTTTATTTTATGAAAGATATACTTTCTCAAATGTATAGGAAGTTCGTACACATCTGTGAACGAGTATCCTCCTTGTCCGTGAAATACTATCTGATGTACTTGGTCAAGGACATATTTTTTATGTTCAGGAGTTAGGCCAAAAAAAGTTAACAGTGATAGGAAGGTAGATGTCCTCCTCAACACCGTCTAAGTCGATTTTAATTTTTAAATCAACATCAGGCTGTACTTCTCTCATATATTCTCTTAGAGCTCTTGAATCTCGGGCTAGTAAATGATTATCTACAAACCCTCTAATGGTTTCCATATCTCTAGCTCCCTGTACTGAAGTGATTGTATATTTTAACCGTGTCGATGATTCTGGGTTTGTCTCTTTATTAATCTTCTTTAACCCTTCAACCTCTCTTCTGATTTTATCTTCATCGCCTGTTGTTAGGATTTTAAAGGTTATATCAATTTTAGAATGAGGTAATTTAAAATTAAACTCATTAACATGGGGAGTAATTAAACTTTCATCAAAAGGTTTATCATCCAATGTAGTTAAGTCTACTACGTGCTTTTGACCGCCGTATACAAACTCATAATCTTTTCCATACCCAAGAATACGGGCAGCAATCATAACTGCATTTTGATCTCCTGTTATTAATTCAGTATAATCTACTTTACTAACAATAAGAGACTGTAGTAGTTTGTCGATTACAGTTCCTTTTTGAATGTAGTTTTGATTGGTAAGGATATCTTCTTCCTTAGCAGTCATGTACTTCATCTCGAGTTTTCCGGATGCAAGTGGGGAATCTTTAGGGTACAGTAATCCTCTAGAAGGAAGATCAATAATCTCAGTTGGGAATTTTAAATCTATCATAGCTTATTTTGTAAAACTTATTTATTATAAATATATATAAATTAGGTTTAAACGTCAACTAGAACGTAATTTCCTTTATAATTCATAACGTTTGTTGGTGACCAATCAATTTCGTCTGGGTTAATACCGGCCTGTTCAAATGCTTCTTTTAGGCTAACTAAGAATTGTTTTAACTTATCTGATAACTTAGGATATAATTCTTCGTCGTATACTAAGAAGTCTTCTGCTCTAGTTCCGTTAGCTGCAATTTCTTCTGCTTCTTGAGGTGCTAACTGCTCGGCATTTGTCATATCGATAACACCAGATTTACCTCCTGCAAGTCTTTCTACTTTATAGATAGGGATAATGCACGGGAAAGAATGGTTTACAAGTTTCTCAGCGTGTTCTAGCTCATCAACATCCGTAGTAAGCTTCTTGGTGTCGGATCCTTTTTGCATTACAATGCCATTATCTCCACCTCCGATTTTAGTATACCCGTCTTTCTCTAATTCGTACTGCTTCGACTTTAAAGCCGGAGGCATAACCAATTCGTTTAGAATATCTATGAGTTTCATGTAATAAAAAAGCCCTCTCTAATAAATAGGAGGGCTCTTTCTTTAAGGTTATTGTTACTTAGAAGTTCAATACGCAGTAATCCATTCCTAGAGTTAAGGCAATGTTCTGAGCAGCCGTGTCGTTGTCCCAGTTATACTCACCGAAGTCTGCAGTTTTAATAAAAGCTCCTTTGATTACCCATTCAGAAACGATATCACCTACCGGACCAACAACGTCTAAGGTAATGTCTTTTTTGTAGAAGTCAGAATAACCATCACGGCCAGTTACTGATTCGTGGTGAAGACGTACCCATTCCATTACTGCCTGTGCTCCTGAAGGAGTGATAGGGTCAAATAAGGTTAAGCTTACATCATTCCATCTTAACTTACCTTTGATTTTACGGTAAACGTTAATATGGTTTAGTATAATTTCTCCTTGATCAAAACCAAGACCTGAGATACCTTTAATTATGTATGCAGGAATACCGGAAATAGACATAATAAATCTATTCTGTACTTTTGGTTCGAATTCGGTGAAGAATATTTCTGTTGAGTTTAAGATTGCCATTTTTGTATTTGTTTATAAATATTTAATATGTCAAAAATTACGCTGGGAATGTAGCTCCTGTAGGTGTAATGTTAAAGTCTAAGTAGATGAATTCAGCAGTCTTAGTAGGTTGAATGTAGATTTGACCTACCATTTCGTTTCTGTCGATTACATCAGGGGTGTTGTTAGAGTCATCCATTACTACTCTATAAGCGTATAGACCTTGTCTTTGCTGTACTGAAGTTAAGAAAGGTTCAACTTGTGACAAGAAGTTATTTCTAGTTACTGAAGTGTTTTGTTCAAACACTAAGTTCTGAGCAACTTGTGAAATATACGACTTCAAGTTAATTAACAATCTTCTTACGTTTACTCTATCCAAAGCAGAAGCTTTTTGCTGTAAAGTCTTTTGTCCGTATACTACTGTACCTTGTCCAGGGAATGTAGCAATTGGGTTAACTTTACCGCTATATAAAGTATCTCTATCAGATTGAGCTAATTTTCTTTCTGGTCTAATTACTTGACCTAAACCACCTCTGTTGATACCAGCAGGAGCAAACCAAGGCTCGGCAACTGAATCGTTGAATGCGAATACACCGCCCATTACGGTTGATGCAGGAACCCAAACCTGTTGACCTGAATCAGGATCGATTACTTGTACCCAAGGCCAGTAAGCAGCTGCGTAAGAAGTATTTCTTGCAGCAGCTTGGTTTACAGCAGTTGTTACTTGTGAGTTATAAGGTACTAGATCTACAACGTAAAGATTATCGCCTCTGTCTTGAGTATTAGTAATGATAGAGGTTACTTTAGAAGTCTGTAAAGAGTTAAATAATCCGGGAGTCAGTAAAATATTAAACTTGTAATCGTCAGCGTTTGACAATAAGTTAATCATGTTATCGTAGCTAGCGCTTGGAATACCCTGAGATTTGTTTCCGTCTGTGATTGTACTGTAATACTGAGCACCTCCCATGATACCGCCTGTTGCGCCGGCGAAAGCACCTGAAGCGTTTACTGGAATAGATGCGGTGTATTGCGGTTTCGCAGTTCCGTTATTATCTAAATAGCCTGGGGTAGGTCTGTCAACAGATTTAACTCTCAAGTATTTTGAATTTACTGGATAAGATCCGGTAATTTCTAAATAGTAGCT